CCAAGCAGGACGAAGGGCAGTAACGGATAGGAGCCGTCCGGGCATTCGCGCATCGTTCCGCCCCAACTGCTCGGCCACATCGCCGACACGCCAGTCCAGACCCCGGTCGGTGCGTAGTAGGCACCCGAGTACCCGGACGACTTCGGGAGATGATTGCGATAGGTGTAGCTGTTGCTCCAGCGCGTCGAGCCGTTGTAGGTGCCGCCGACCAACAAGGGATACGGGTACTGCCCTGGCGTGGCGTAGGGCAGGAACAGTCCCAGGTGCATCATTTCGTAATAGGTGCCGGTTTTGGCGACCATGACGATGCGCCGGCCATTGGCGACGATCCAGTACGGCATGGCGGAGGCCATGAGAAGCGCATAGAACGCCGTGCTCGGGTTGTACTGCCCGTCGAACGTTTGCACCGCGTTCCAGCCGACGAATCCCCGCAACTTCCAGTTGCCGTAGTCGGCGCCGGCTTCAGACAGGATGCCGACGTTGATCTGATCGGTTCCCGCGAGCCCTGGCCCTTGCAAGACCAGTTCTGCCGGTGGCCCGGGCACCCAACGAAGCACTGTCCAACGCTCGTTCGCCGGCAGCATGTCCTGCGTGACGAACTGCTTGAGGCGGTTCAGCAGATCGAGATAGTCGGTAGCGGTGCCGCTGGTAAATGCCATGGCTTACCTCAGTAATTCGCGCACGGCCGAGCCGTTGCGAGAGAGAACGTTGAGAATGGTTTTTTCTCCGGCGGCGGAATTGAGATAGTCACCGGCCATGCCGGGATCGATAACATTCACGATGCGCACCGATTGCGAGGGCGCTGCGGCAGGCGCGGACGATACCGTTGGCACCAGGCCCCCTTCGGCGAAGGCCAGTCGCTGTCCGCTCCACCGTGGCGCGAATAGGCCGCCATTCAAGGCGTGCAGGAACTCGACGCCGACGCGGCGCACGGCATCCGCTCGCAGCACATATTCACCCGCCGAGAGACGTGCCGGGATGGAATCACTGGTCGTCGTGCCCGGGCCGGAGACATAACCGCCACCGGCGAATCCTGCCCACTTGAAGAGGCCGGAGACCAAGCCGCCCAATCCGCCCGTGCCGCCTTTGGTCATGCCGCCAAAGAGTTCCTCGGCGATCTTCTGCGCCGCGATACGGTTGATGGCCGAGAGCACCGAGCGGGCAAAATCACCAAAGGCATCTGACGCCGATTTCGCACCCGATCCGATCTGTTCGAACATCGTTGTGAAGGCGTTCTCGACGTCGCCGTTAATGCGCGTGGCCACGTCATCGGCCACCGTCTTGAGACCCGCCACTTCCACCTTGAGCCGAGCCACCCGGTTGATGGCTTCTTCTGAACCCGTCGCGGCGGCGAGGGCCTGCATCTTCGGGATCATGCCTTCCACTTCGGTGGCGGTCTGTTGGTGCACCGTCAGCACCTCTCGCCGCATCTGCGCCTCGGTAATCATCCCGGCATCCTTCTGCACCTGGAGTTCCCGTTCGCGAATGCTCATGCGGTCGGTGACGTTTTGATATTGGCGTTCGAGTTTGGCCAGTTCGGCCATGTCCGCTTCGACGTTGATCAGACGGCCGACATCGGCGGCACCCGTGGTGTCGCCCATGCGTTGGAGTTTATCGATCAGGGGCTGGTATTCGCGCTCGAGCCGGGTGCGGGTGACATCGCCGCCGGCCCCACCACGAATCTCGGCCATGCGGTCGCGCACGCGAGCCAGTTCGTCGGAGAGTTCCTTCTCTGCCTTGGCGGCGGCATGGGCATTGGCGACTTCGATTTCGCCGCGCTTCATGTTGAGCACGATGATCTCGCCATCGAGCTTCTTCACCTCGGCTTTGGCGCGCAGACGCTGCGCTTCATCTTTGCCGCCAACGGCCACCGCTGATTGCGCGCTCAGTTCCTGCTGCTTTGCCGTGAGTTCCTGGTCGATGGCCTGCTGCTCGATCTGTGTCTTGCGAGCGTAGTAGTCGCGCACGGAAACCAGGCGGCCATCGAGGGAGCGGTCGAGGGTCGCTTTCTGAAGATCGAGCCCTTCCTTCAGGACTTTGAATTCGGACTCTGCCTGCGCTTTGACCACGGCGAGTTTTGCGCCGGTGGCGTCCTTCTCCGCGCCATCGGCGGACTTCTTCTCGCACTTGCCATTTACCCATTGGCCGCCAGACACGACGCACGCAATGCGCTGCATGTCCTCGGTGGGCTTGCCGGTCGGAGTCTTTTCGTCGGGGCGTTTTGGACTGGTCAGTGCATCGAGCCGCTGCTTTGCCGCCGCCAGTTCCTGTTCCCACTGGGACAGGTTATTCCTGAGGGTAGTCATCGCACCTTCGTTGAACTTCACATCGAAGGGCATGAACGGCACCGGCGCTTTGCCGGTGTCGACCTTCTTGCGGGTTGAATCAACCAATTCCTGAATGCGCGCGACCTCGTCTCGTGCCTGCTTGATTTCGGTCCCGTTGAACAGGAGATTGCCGACCCCGCCGAGACCCACCCACATGGCCTTCAACTTGCCTGAGTCGTTCGCCGCCTCGCGCATGGCATTCGTGATATTGATGAGTTCCGGCAGGAAATCGCGGGCCAGCGTGATGCCCAGTGCCGACGAAGAGGCTTTGAGTGCCGTGAGATTGTCGTTGAACGCTTCCGCCGAACGTGCCGTTTCGGTGGTGAGTTTCAAGCCCAGGCGTTCGGCTTCCGCCGTGAGTTGATTGATGCCGGCCGCCCCCTGGTTCAGGAACGGAATCATGTCCATGCCACTCTTGCCGAAAATCTTGACGGCAAGCGCTGTCTTGACCGCACCATCTTCCAGATTGGCGAAGACGTTGGCCACCTGCAGCAGGACATCCTCGGTGGACTTCATGCTGCCATCGGCATTCTTGACTGAGATGCCGAGTGCCTGGAACAACTGTGCCCCATCACCGATGCCGGTATTGGCTTCGGTGATGCTCTGCGACAGACTCTTGATGCCCTTTTGCAGTGTCTCCAGACTGACATCCGACAACTGCGCGGCAAAGCGCAAGGTCGACAACGCCTCCACCGAAATGCCGATTTTCTGCGAGAGCTTGTTGATGTGATCGGCCGCGTCGATGGCACTCTTGATCATGGCAGCGAAGCCAGCCACCGAGAGCGAGACGCCCAGGCCCGCCAGCATCCCCTTGACGCGGTTCGACTCGTCGCCGAGTTTGGACAGGTTGCCACGAATCGAATCGAAGGCCGACCGGGTCTGATCGACGGCAGTAATCAGCAGTTGGGCGCGGTCTTGGGTCATGTCTTAGATCTTGTGTAGTTGCGCTTCGATGGCACGGGCGAGTGCGGGCAACTGGCCCCGCACCGCGCCTTCCAGATCGAAGCGACGTTTCATGGCGACCTTTGGCACCAGGACGGCAATGGGGATTTCTTGGCCGCGCTTTACGCTTTTGGTGCCGGTACGTTTTCTTTCGGCCCGCTTGAACCGCGCCAGGGATGACGCGTTCTCGCGCAGGTTCTCGGCCATCAGAATGGCGCGGCTACCCTTGCGGATGAAGTACGCATTGCCGGAACGAATCAGCGCATCGATCACGCGCTTGAAGGCACGGCGGCCAATGCGACGTCCTTCTTCGGTGAGCGGAATCAACATCCGGCCAGAGATCGTTCCGCCTCGGACATGGATACCCAGCCACGGAATCTTCGAGCCGATGAGTACCGCAGGCAGTTTGTCCGGGTCGCGGTCGTAGACCTTGGCGCGCAGCGAATTCAGGAAGGCAGACTTCTTCACTGTGAAATCGGTCTTCATTTTGCTGCGCACGACATCGGCCACCGATTTGCCGCCGGCTTGCATGCCCGTGGCCACCGCCTTGTGAATGGCGGCCTGCTTTTGTCGCGTCCAGGTCTCGAGCGTGGATTTGTCGAGCAGGCCGGAAGTGGTCAGGGAAATCTTAAGCATCAAGGCGCCTCATGAACTTCTTGATGGCATCACTGCTGCCTTGTGCCCCAACACTCACGACCGACAGGAGATTCGCCAGACGCCGCGACTCCTGCCGATCGATTGCGGCGATGAAGGCATCGACCTGCCCCAGGGTGTAATTCAGGATGCTGGCGTAGGCATGCCCGGCATTGATCAGGCGCTGGACTGCATCGCTCCAGGGATCCGGGCTCCCAGGGTTTGGCTTACCCGCGTCGCCGCCTCGGTCAGGCTCGGCAACACGCGCTGGATAAAAAAATCGGCATTCACCTCGAATACCGCTTCTGCCAAACGCACTGCATCGTCGAGCGCCAGACTCGTCACCCATTCGGATGGGCGACGACTGGCGATGGCGACCGCGTCAATCACCGCTTCGCCGTGCAGGGCCAGGAGCGCCAGCCAGTCGGGAGACGCCGAAAGACTGGCCGCCACCGGTTGCACGGCGCGAGCGAAGGCCGGCACGTCGCCGACCCTGAGGGGCGTGAGATCGAGACGTTCGCCGCCGATGACGAGCGTCACCGGCACCGGCGGCAGGGCTGCAAAGGTATCGCCCATCATCACAACAGGACGATGCGGCCAAACTGGCCAAGCGCACCGGCCGCCGCCTTGGTGAGATCCGCCAGCACTTGGCCCGACAATTCGAACTTCATCAAGTCCGTGCCGATCACCGACAAGTCCTTGGTCGGATTGATGGCCACCCGGTAGAGATCGATTACGACTTCCTTGTTGGCGTCCGCCGTGTTCAGGCCCTCGAAGCGCACCCAGCGCTCGGGCAGCGGCTGCGTGAACATCGCGGTGACGCTGGCGGCCCCATAGCTGTAACTGGCTCCGATGGCACCCGTGACCCCGGTGATGTCGGTAAACATGATCGAACCGTGTTTGGCGTTGACCGTGTATTTTCCTGCCGCCACGGTCGTGGCACCGGCCTTTATCACCACGGTCGAGACGTTTTGTTTGCCGAGCAGATAGAGCTTGCCGAGTTCCGCTGCCGCGATGACTGGCTCGTCGGTGACGGTGCCTGTAGTCACGACCGTGGTGGAGCCGTAGAGCGCCAGTTCGAGATTCGACTGAATCAGTTCCTCGAGCGTGCAGGCAAACTCACCCTTCTTGGTCTTGATGAGTTGCAGATCGGTCAGCCGCTGTCCAGATTGAGATTCCTGATGCTCCAGGGTTTCTACCGAGAGGGACACCTTGAGGTCGGGAACGTTGCCGACGAAGGTGAGCCCCTGCGGATTGCCGTTGCTGTCACGCGCGCCGATGAATACGCGTCCTTGTCCAGAGAAATAGCTCATGAGGTGTTACTCCTTGTTTGAGGTGAGAGGAGATGTCGGGGTTGCTTCGTTGTGGCGGGCGCGCCGGGGCTCGGCAGACGTGGGCGCCTGGCCGACGCCGTGCTCGACGAGCCAATTCGCCGTGCTGTCATCGACATCGATGAAAGCTCCAGCGCCATGCTCGACGCCGGCATGGGTGTGAGTCTTGAGAAGTTCGATTTGCATAGTTCATCCTTGCTGTGAGAGGTCAGAGACCAGAGTGCGATACGAGATTTGGTAACGGGCTGGAATCGCGATCGCGGTCGCATCGGCGTCCTCCACATCCCACTCGCACTCGAGTTCTGCAATAGCCAGACACAAACCGCCGAGGTTGCTGTCCGCGAACAGTGCCGCGTGCGCCGCCACCAGAAGCCGGTCAGCGCGGGTTGCCGGCGCTTCGCCACCGGCCTCTCGGGCCACGGCCACCAGCCGCACGACCAGGTGTCGCTCGACGCGGTCATTGGGTCGCTGCGTGATCGCGTCTGACTCAGGAAATATCAGGAGTGCAGGTGACTGTTCTCGGGTAACGCCCGTGGGCGGTGATCGGATCAGCGTCGCCCCTTGCGTCAGGGCTATCGGCGCGAGCCGGCTGACCATCGCCTGCAAGATGCGTTCGCGAAGTGATTGGGTCATGGGAATTCCAGACAGGTTTTGTAGAATGTGCGACTCTTGTAACGCGCCGACCACGTCATGCCGACCACGCTTCCGAAGAAGAAACATCGCAGCAGCCAGTCGCAGCCCAGCCTCTACAACGTGCGAGTGGAACTGGTGGGCTCAGAGCCTCCCATCTGGCGACAGATCGTGGTCGATGGCCGCACCCGACTGGCCGCGTTTCACCACATCCTGCAGGCCGCCATGGGCTGGGCGGATTCCCATCTGCACAAATTCGAGATCCGTAAAAAGCACTATGGCGTCCCCGATCCGGAGCTTGATGGGTCCGATTGGGAGATGCTCGACGAGAAGAAATTCCGCCTCAATCAACTGCTCGATGTCGGTGACATCTGCCTCTATCTCTATGACTTCGGCGACAGCTGGGAACACAGCATTCGCGTCGAATCGATCGATGATGAGGTCGACCCGCATCACGCCGGTGGTGTGGTCTGGATCGAGGCCGGCGAACGCGCCTGCCCACCCGACGATGCCGGAGGGATTGCTGGCTACCAGGAACTGTTCGCGACCCTCGAGAACGCCCCCTACGGCGAGGAAGCCCAACGCCTGCAAACTTGGGCCGGACTCGACTTCGACCCGGAGCGTTACGATCGCCGGGCGGCGAACCTCGCCCTTGCCCGCATGCAGTGGAACGGCTGGATCAAGATCGGCCCCTAATCGCTTCCTAGAGCCGGGTCAGCGAGGCCCGGCACTCCAAGCCGTCACCCAGTTGCGTAACTTCACGCACCCGGTAGTTCACCGCGGCCACCACCAGTTCATCACCGGGGCTCAGCGTCAGCCGGCTCTGCGGATAGCGAAGGGTGTAGCCTCGACTCACCCCCAGTCCATCAAGCACGTCTTCATCAGGAGCGCGGAAGTCAGCCATGACCACCACGCCCCCGAACGTTACGGGCACCAGCAGCCCGGAGGATGCCGCCGCGTCATACAGCGCGCCAACGTCCATCATCACGACATCGTCAGTTTCACCAGCACGCCGGGGCGATGGCACATCGGCAGCGGATTGCTCTGCGTATGCACGTCAGTGCCGCGCTCGAACTTGCGCGGCTCCTGCTTCGCATACAACGGCTGCCCCAGCGTATTGACCGTTTCGTTGAAGTCGGCGGGGCCCACATAGGTGCCAAAGGTGTCGATTGTTCCCAGCGGGAAGCAATGCGCTTCACCCGCGGCAATGAAGCGCCGGGGGGTTCCGCTCACATCAATGGCTTGTCCCCGGTATTCTTCGAAGCTCAGCCCCGCAAAGGCAAAGCCCTGGCGCACGTCGTCCCTCAGCATCGCACCTTGCGCATAGTTCTCGTAGGCCTTCTCGACCTTCGGGTGCGCCACCAGTTTCTCGAAGAATTCCGGGGAACACAGGCAGTGGATGCCGGTCATGAACTCGCCGCGCAAATTGTCATCGACGTGGCGCAACACCTCGAAACACTTCTTGCGGATATCGGTGGCATCCGTCGCTAGCTGGAAGTTCACTGTCTTCGGGGTGATGCCAAACTCGCTGAACAGGTTATACAACTCGGAGCCGTCGGAATCCAGGATGATCCCTTTCACCGCACCCATACGCAGATGCTCCAGCGTAATCGCATGCTTGTTGCGCATCACTTCCAGGTGCCGCGCCAAGACGCCGGCCACGGTTTCGGTTTCCGTCTCCGAGCCAAAGGCGCGAATGCCCTGGACCTCCTCGGGCAGCACCACGTCGTCGTGCGGAATGTGCGGCACGATGAAGGAGCGCATGGTGCGCTTGTCGCGCACCCCAACCGTACTGGGGCTACCGA